AGGATCTGCATCGTCTCCTCCCCATATATTAATCTGACTAGTTGAAGTTATTCCTGACGGCAACAGCCCAGAAGAAACCAAAGTTCCGTAATAATCATCACTTGTTACTGCACGATTGTTAGCAGCAAAAACTTTAGGAACAAAGTACTTTACTGCCTCTAAATCCGGAGAAATTGTTCCGTTTACTGATGGAGTGCTGGAATTTACAATAGCTTTACTGTTGGTTGCAGGAGAAATGCCGTTAGCTATTTCTCCTGAAGGTATTAAATACGAAACAGTCACAGTATCATTTGCTTGGATTGATTTGCCATAGCTTGTTTCATAATCATTAACTGTTCTTTTACCAAACACCAAATAAAACCCGGTTGAAGTTCTGTCTACGAAAAATACTTTAGTTTCTGATGTAGGTTCAGAAACCAAATCCTCAAAATAAGACCATTCTTCTCCGTTAACTTTTACTGCTAAAGTATTAACGTCTATTGTTGCTGTTCCTAGAAAAGCTTTTTGTGTGGTTGTATCTACAGTTATCTGTGTATTGTTAACAACTGTAGATCCTTCATATAAAACCACATCTGTTGCTGTTGTTAAGGTTATTGGATCTAAAGCATAAAAACGATAAATGTTTCCGGAAGAATCTCTTCCCAAAAAAGCATCAACATACGGAACTATTGTTTGAGTTCCGGATACTGGACTTATATTCATCTGTATTCTGGAAGAAGTACGACCAGGAACCAGGTATCCCAGAGGCTTTAACAAAGAAATAATATTTTCTTCCATAGTAGCAGTATCTAAAAAGGCTTCGTTTGCTATAAGATTGCTGTAAAATGCATAATATAAAGTATTGTAAGCAAAAACATCTAACAATGTGTTTAATGCAGATCCGTTAAAATCATAACCAGCAAATTCAGGTTTAGTATTTAAATATTGTTTAAGAGATGCTTTTATAGAATCAAAATCTAATGAAGCAATATTTATTTTAGGATTTGCCATGTTTAACTTTCTTCTCTGTCTGCAGTAAATTCTAGATTTAAGGATCTAACCAAATTTTCATCAAATACTGGAGAAAAATCTAAAGAAATTATAAATTCTCCAGAACCCGAATCTTCAATATTTAGGCTTCTTATAATTGCTCTAGGTTCTTGAATTTCTAATTCTGCAACTATTTCTTGTTTTCTAGATTCTGTTTGTATAAAACCTAATTTATTAAAAACTAAATCATAACCGTTAGCACCAAAAGTAAGATCAAAAGGTTTTTCTGTTTTTGTTGTTAATATGATATTTTTCAATGATTGACTTATAGCATTAATATCAGTTTTAATGTTGATATCGTTTGTTATCTGATTTTTAGATAAGCCAAAATCTATATCTTTATACCTAGTCATCTGTTATGCTTCTTTCTTAAATTGTATATCTTCGTAGTCTACATCAGGATCTCCATTCAACCCATCTCTCATTAAAAACAAATACATTGAATGTTTTTGAGCATTTATAATTCTTTTTACCTTGTAAACCATCCACCTTCCAGCAAATCTAGATTGACTTATAACAGGACTTTCTGCTGTAGGATAAGCGATATTTATCATGTTCCCGGGTTTTATTTTAAAAGAACCGTTAACTAAAATTTTTATTCTTTGATACAATAATAGATTAGTTTGAGCTCGTCGTAACAGAGGTGTTTGTGGAGGGGTATTCCAAAATGTAGCATTTGTTTTAGAATATTCTAGATAATATTTAAAATACTCTCCTATTAGTTTTTGGCTAGAAACCCAATCGCTTTTTCGTATAGGAGGTGTTGTGGGCGGTTGAGTAAATGTTGGAAATGCATTAGCAGTATTTCCTTCTGTATATGATTTTCTTCTAGCGTAAGGAAAATAACCAGCATTATCATATAAAATACTAAATTCTGGATCAAAAGTAAATCCATCAGTTGAACCAAAATAATATTTGTCACCATATTCACTATAAAAATCACTAAATAACTGCTCAACAGAACAATTATAAGCAGAGTTGGGTTCAGAATAATCAAATCCATAAAATTTTAAATATTTGTTTTTACTTTTAAACACTTCCCATATTCTATTACATTCTTTTGTTTCGTATAATGCTTTATCTAATTCTCTGTCTGTAGGCTCTTTTTCTACAGGAGATATTTCAAATGTTTTAGGGTCGCAATTACAAAACGGAACTTCTTTAGGACAATTTAAATTAGACACTAAACCACCGTATCCAACACAACTATTCAAAGCAGAATTTTCAAAAAAATTAATACCAAGTTTTACAGGAAAGGTATTAATTGATGTTGATTCTACATCAATAAAAGAAGAATTTATAGAGTTATTAATCATTTTAGTAGTATTTATTGACAGTTATCCGAATTACATAATCCATCGTGTGCGTTTTCCACATCAAACAAAAAAGTGTAAGGAAGGCCAGTTATTCCTAGATCTGGCTTTTTGTAAATTTCTTCTGCTGTTGCTCCAAACGGAGAAGTTTCATAAAAAGATTGTAAAATATTTTTAGGTATAGCATGCATCTGAACTATTCTTCCACCATAATAAAATCCACCAGAATTTTGACCTAACGAAGTAACAGGCAATTCTGTTCCTGATTTAGAAAAATCAGGACAAGTGCTACTGATTATTCTGAACTTACCTACAGGCATCATCACAGTTTCTGTAGGATAATTAGTGTAGTTGTTTCTGTTTGTTGTGAGTGTCCCTAAAACATCAGTTATTCCGGGACTCATTAATAACGTTTTATATGCAGTTCCGTCTTCAAATGCTATAGGAGCAACAGAATTTAATAGTTCATTTATATTAAATGCTCTGGTGTCTGGTGTGAAATATTTTCCAGCTTTGATTTCAGTTATTCCTCGTCCATCAGCCCCAATTCCTCTTACCAAAGGATCTGTTGATTTCAACTCGTATTCTTTGGTCGCCCCACCTAATAAACCACCAGAAGGCATAACAAAAACAAAAGGAAAATTTTGATCTTCAAATTCTATTATTTTTTTTGCTTTATGCCATATATCTGTACTATTCAAATATGATTTTGGCCAAATTTCTACTTCTGCCCAACTGTAACCGTATATTCCTCCAGAATCTCTAGCAAAACTAGAACTAAAAGTAGCACCGTGAATTTTATCAGCATTAGTTAAGATAGCAAAGAAATTTAAAGGAACTTCACGTTCACAACATATATTTTTTTTATAAGTACTCCATTTATTTTTTGCTTGTTTTAATTTTGCGTAATGTCTTCTAGCTTGAGCCAAGGGCCATTTAATTTCTTTATAAATTTTTCTTAAAACTGCTCCTGGTAATTCACAGAAATCAAATTGTGATTGCCAGTATTCTGTTTCTAAACGAGACATTTCACCAAAATCAAATCTTTTATTTGTATCTAAAAGATCTTCTTCGGTTTGTATTAGTTCAAGCTCTTTCATTCTGTCGCCAGTATAACCATCAGACATATGATTATAAAAATTCCACCATGGAGAATTTTTAGTATTATATGGAGAAGAATAATATCCGTAATTGTTATCAACTAATCTGTTAGTGTTAAAAGGAATTGGTGGATTTCTTTTAGATTTTAATGCGTCTAATGTTATCTTATTAGCTGGTGGAAATCTTGCTATAATTGGCCTTATTATATTTGTATCATAAACATAAGAAATTTGTCGTTTTATAAGAGAAGCACCACTATCTAAATTAGAACGATAAACGTCTCCCCAATTAGGAACAATTCTAATATATTCAGAAAATAAGCATCCAGTATCAAATAATTGTGGTATATTCAATTCATTAATTATTTCCATAGAAACTATAGAATTTTCTAATAGCGTATTTTCTCCGGGATAATAAGTTCCTTTAAAATTTTCGTTTTCAGTCGCCAACGAAAATATTGATTTAAAATTCCAATTATCTAAATCTTCCCAAAAGAAAAAATCTACTCTGTCTGGTTTTTGTTTTAAACATGCATATTCACACACATAATTCATTAATTGGTGCATTCTAGAATTATTTGAAAGTTTTGAAAACGGGTAAAAAGCAGGATTGGGTTTTAACCAAATATCATTAAAAGTATCATCAGCTATGCAATTTTTGCCAGACCACCCTCCCAACTGAACAAAAGGTTCTCCTCTAACATATCTTTGTCCGTTTCCAGACATGCTTTGAACTAAAGTACTTACAAACCCTTTCATTGCTGCTTCGTCTTGTGCTTCAACCAAATCTGAAGGTACACCTTCCACCAAAGAAACTTGTGTACTTCCCCCTCCTCCTCCCCCTCCTTCTGTTGCTGTACTGGTTTCTTGATTACCAACAGAACTATTAGATACTTTTGATATTTTTCCTATAAAATTTGCTAGAGGTTGTATGTCAAAATTACGATATAAAAATTCATCAGAAGTAAATCTAATAGTTATTATTGAAGCTATACCAGCTGGCCCATGAATTTGCTTGGAAGCAAAATCGGTTGGGGTTTCTATATTCATAACCCTAAATCCACATTTTTTCCCATCAATAGTAAATAATATAGAATCAAAGGTGCTTAAGTTTAATTGTTCGGTTATATAAGATGAATCTTTAATTGAGATATAGCCTGTGATTGCTCCAGCAAACATGTCTTCTTCTATAACAATTTCTTCAAAAAAACTATAAGCATCAGGATTATTATTGGTTGATTGCCAAAGAGTGTATTCTTTACCGGATAATTTTATAACACTGATCCGATCTACGAAAACGTTTGGAAAAAGAATTTCTCTGTCTGTTATCATAATTCGGTTGATGTTATACTAGATACACTTTGATCATTTATCAAAGTATTCACTACAGATTCTAAATTCTGAGCTCCACTTAAACTTAAATATTTTATTTGACTTCTGTTGTAAACATTTTGATCCATTAATTGTTTTCTTAAAGTTAAATACCCGTCAATATCATCAGCATTTTTGTAATTAGGTATATACGTATTAAGCCAATTATCGGCAGAAGAAGGATCTAATAAAGTGCCTCCAATTTGAATATACAAAACAGAGTCTAGATATTTTTGAATAGTTAACAATTTATGTTGTATAATTTTAACTTCTTCGTATTGAGATGTGTTTAAGTTGAATCGCCATATGGAAACAACACTTCCTGCGGGATCTATATCAGTCTCGTTTATTTGTACAGGATTAACGTCAGGATATTGATACGGTTTTGCGTTGATTTTTTTTAACACAGAATCTATACTATTAATTACTCCAATATATTTTTTAGGAGTTCCTGAAGATTTTAAAATAATATGATCTGAACCAGAATCTAAAAGAGAATATGTTCCATTTAAATCTGTTGCTGTAACTGATATTGGTTGAGGATTACCGCGATTATCGCAGCTATAATTATAATTTTTAATTTTACCCCAAACAACCAGTTCATCATCAGTATCTAATGCAGATGAAAGGTTTTCTCCTGCTGATATTTTTTTGTATACTCCTGAAGGAACAACGGTTCTGCCTTCAGCACTTATGCCGAAAGCGTAAATTTGACCACTGGAATGTAAAGCTAAATTATGTTTACTTCCTGATGCTATACCAGTAAATCCTGTTATTCCTGTTGGAAAATTTGTTGTATACGCGAAAGCGGTTTCTCCTCCCCAACCAGTAATTCCGTAGTTAGAAAGTTGTATTCCTACACAATAATCAGAACCACAAGCAGCATCATAAAAATTCACAGAAGGCCCACTTAATCCGTAATGAACAGCAGTTCCGTTTTGTTTTATTCCTATTCCTCCTGTATTTCCTGAAGTCCAATATGTTTTTACAAATCCTGTTTCTCCTCCATAATATAAATTAAAGTCAGGACATTCACCATAACAAGTTAGCCCTCCATTAGAAGTTAATACACCAATTATTCTTGATCCTGTAGCGTTTATAAAACTAAAATCGTTAGATTTAGATTTATACATTCCTGAAGAAGTCGTATTAAAACCGAAAGGAGCATTAGCTAAACCAATATCTTGCCCCCATGCGCATATATCTCCAGAGGCTCCTAAAACAGAACTAAAATAAGATCCACAAGAAATTTGTTTAATTGTATTTTGAAAATCTAAGTCTTCTGGTATTATTGTTTGACCAAAATGAGGAGAAAGACACGAATTATTTAATCCTTTAATTAATCCTGCACCCAATCCTCGTAAAGAATAAGAACCGTTTCCTGTTTCTACTATTATAAGATCACCAACAGATATTCCGCTTAAGTCTGTTCCTTCATATCTTAGTACTTCTGGATTATCGTCATCAAATTCATAAGAAGATTCTGGAGGCAAATAACGAGACACATTTCCAAACTGATACGAAAATCCGTCATACTCTGCTTCTATTTTTTTAGTGTACGCTTCTTCTGATTGCCCCCACTCTTTGAATGGATTTTTTATTTCGTTAGTAAAAAATAAAGTCCAATAATATCTGGTAGAATTGTATAATCTGTTTGATAGTTGATCAGGTCTTTCTCCGCCAATGCTAGTAATAGTTGGCAGTAATTCGGGATTAGAAAATTGTACTCTTACTGTTCTGAATATATCAGTAAACAATAATGTTTGACCTGCTATTAGACTGTATTCTATTTGAGGGAAAAATTGAAACATTTTAATATTGTGTAATTATCTTCTTACTGCCCTATCAGATCTAGAGAAAATATTCGCAGAACCATTGCCTACTTGCATGGCTGGTTCTAGTTCTATAAAATTAAGTTTTATATTTACTGCTAGAGGTTTAAAATTACCGGTTGTATACGGAATGTTATTAATAGGAGAACGATTAATATCAGCTGATTGTAACACAGACACCAAAGGCTGTCCGTCCCAATCCCTTGACACTATAGGTGAGTTGTAACCTAATGCTTTTATTGCCCAAAGAGGAGGATGTCTCATGGTTAATATGGAAGAGGTATTCGCTATGGGAAAAACACCGGTTTGGAACGTAGCAGCAATATTACTTATTGCAACCGCTTGCTGTGCTGTTTTAGCAACTAAATCCATAACAATCACATGAGTACGTCTAGCTCCAGGTTGTAAAACTGTTTCTAAATGATCAAATCTAATAACTCCTCCGCCAGACAAAAAACTTTGAGCTAATTCTGCCTTTGCTGTTATTTCTTGCCGTAAAGACTCTACTATTCCTCCAACTCCACCTATTTCTATTGCTCGAACATTTAAAGAACCACCAGCTTGATAATTTTGAGAATTTAAAGTAGAAATTGCTTTAGGAAAAGGAACCACAATTTCACCATAAGCATTAGACATTACGCTATTAAAAGTTCTCTCTCTCGCAAAAGTACTATAATATGCCACTTTAAATGATAACCAAACAGGTATTTCTGCCGCATAATTATCGTTTGGGTATTGAAAGTATACCATTTTTTTCTATAAATATATATTGGAATTTATGGCATATAAAACTAAATATACACCCGAAAATCCCCATAAGTATGTTGGTAATACTGATAACATAATATGTCGTTCAAACTGGGAACGTAAATTTTGTAAATACCTGGATAAAAATGAAAATATCATACGTTGGTGTAGCGAAGAGTTAAAAATACCGTATTATTCCACCATAGATAAACAGATACACCATTATTATCCTGATTTTTTGTTTGAAGCTTTAAAAAAAGACAGTACCATAGAAACATTCGTGGTAGAAATAAAACCCAACAAACAAACCAAACAACCAAGCCCTAAAAAAAATAAAAGAGCATATTTAAATGAATGTATAACTTTTGAAATAAATACTTGTAAATGGAAAGCTGCAGAAGAATATTGCGTAAAAAATGGGTGGAAATTTAAAATATTAACAGAAGAAACCTTATTTAAACAAAACAATGCCAGATAACAACAATTTAGACAAATCTGATGTAAACAGTCTGATTTCTTTTTTTCAAAAAAGTTCTGGTTTTCAGCATGCAAACAGGTTTAAAATAGAAATCAATCCACCTGCATTTTTAGGTTCAGGAACCGTTCCACCATTATTTGCCACTTTAGTACAAATTCCCGGGCAATCTGTGCGTTATTTTTCAGACACCATGGCCCCATCAGATAGTGATATATCGATTCCATTAAAACGAGAATATGATAATCGTTTTATTATTGATTTTATAGTAGATAAAAACTGGGCCTGTAGAAGCTTTTTTGAGGGATGGATAAATGCTATATTTCCTAATAGACAAGGAAGTACTACTAGAAATGCATCAATATTTTCTAGATCGTCTTTAGTTGCGTATTATGATAATGTTATTGGAAATATGGTTATTACTCCTTTAGACACACAAGATAAGCAAAACAGAAGAATAGAAGTGTATGGTGTATGGCCTGGTTCTATACTTCCAACTCAAATGTTCAACGACAATCCTAACACATATTTAACTTTAACAGTAGATATGGTGTATAGATATTACAGCATCTATTAATAATTATGGCCTTAAAAGATTTATTGTTATCTTCTTTACCACAATATACAGAAACTTTAGCTTCAGGAAGAAAAGTTTCGTTTAGACCACTTGTAGTTTCAGAAGAAAAGGCTATACTTATAGCTAAAAATTCAGGAAACAAAGAAACGGTATTAAACACACTAATAAATATTATACAAACATGCTTTGCAGAAAAAAGCATTAAAAACCAAACAATATCTGATTTTGAAAATATGTTTCTTCTTTTACGAGCTAAATCTATAGGAGAAATAGAAAAATTTGAGATTATTTGTCCTGAAACTGGAGAACAAGTAAATCTAACAGTAAATCTTTTAGAAGATATTAAAGTAAATCAAAGCAAGATAAAAAATACTGTAAAATTAGCAGACAATTTACTAGTAGTTTTAAAACCACCAACAGTTAAAGAACTGGTGCAGTATCCTGAATATGCTGGCTCTACAGAAACTTTATACGGGTTTATAGGAGAGTGTGTGAAACAAGTTCAAACTTTAAATGATACTATAGAATGTTCTGAACTATCTAAAAAAGAAAAAACTGAATTTATACAAAATCTAACACCAGCTCAATTCAATAAAATAATAGAATATTTTAATGGTTTACCTGTTATAGAAATTCACGGTAAATACAAAACCTCAGACGGGCAAGATCGAGTTTTAAAGATAAAAGGCATATTCAATCATATGAATTTTTTTTTTGAACATCTAAGTTTACAGTTATATTATCAACAAAACTTTGAAATGAAATATAATCATAAATATTCTATACAAGAAATAGAAAACATGATTCCTTGGGAAAGAACAGTGTATCTAGAACAGATACGAGCAGAGCTAAAAGAAACTCAACAAAAACTAACCAACACGACTAACTTGTAATGGAACAACAACTACCACAACCCAGCCAATCTATGCAAGAATTTTTAAGTAGTGGATTTTTTAGTCCTTCGGTATCTCCTTCTGTAATTTCCAATTCTTCAGGCGTAAACACACAGTTACAACAACCAGAAATGATGCCTCTTAATACCGGAACCAAAACCGGGGCAGAAACTCTATACGGTGATATGATTGGTGGTAAAAATATAGCAGAAACTCTTATAGTAGGAAAACCAGCTAAACCTATAGAAATAGATTCATCTTATTTGTTTAAGCCTGCTGCTCCTTCTAAAACTGCTCAAGAAGCAATTCAAGGAATTCATGACATAAAAAGAAGAGGTGATCAGATTGATATGATTGATCGCTCTGCTTCAGTAGGCGGAGGAGATGTTATCTCTGGTGGAAGTAACACAAATAATATTACAAACAATTCAAATATCACAAATGTAACTCAAGTAACTCCAGATTATTTGATGCGATTAAAAACCGATTATATGCGGCTTCCTGCTTGGCGAGAAGTTATGGGATAATAAAAAAGGCCCCTTTCGGGGCCTTTCTCAATCTTCACCTAGAGATTTAAGATAACTTTCCACATCTACATCTTCGTCCACCTCGGTCTTCACAGACTTTCGGCTAGAACGAACAGGAGACTCATTCTCTACCGTATCTTCCATCTCTTC